CCATGGCGGCAATCCCAAACACCGGACCCGCCGACTGGGACGCGTGGAACCGCATCGGCATGGCCCTGTGGGCCGCTACCGGCGGCTCCGCGTTCGGCGGTGAGTTGTGGGACCAGTGGTCAAAACGGCATCCGGCTTATACCGCCGGTGACACCCAGGAACGCTGGCTCCACTACCGCGACAGCAAACCCACCCACATCGGCGCCGGGACGCTGTTCCACCTCGCTGGCAGCACGTTCCACCCGGAACCCAATATCCCGGAGCCGCCGCCGACGCCGGATGACCCCGGTTGGTGGCACTCTCTCGAACAAAGTATCGTTTCAGATCAAGGCGCGGCGGAGACAGAGGACTTCCGCGGAGACGCCGCGGAGACATCCGCGGAGACATCACGCGACGGCCTTGTCATCAATCCAACCATCCATTGGACCGCACCCGCGCCGCTCCGGCAATGGCTCATCGATCAGTGGATTCCGATCGGATATGTCACCGGCCTCTACGGCGACGGCGGCGTCGGCAAGTCCCTCATCGCCCAGCAATTACTCAGTTCCACCGCGCTGGCACTGCCGTGGCTCGGCCTCATGGTCAAAGGCGGGCGCGCTTTCGGATTGATGTGCGAGGACGACGCCGGAGAACTCCATCGCCGCCAGGAAGGCATCAACCAGTCTTACGGCGTCAATATGGAAAACCTTGAAAACCTGCGGATATCCGCGCGCCTGGGGTTCGATAATCTACTGATGACGTTTGACCCGGAAAATCGTGGAAAACCCTCCGGTCTGTTCGGCCAGTTGTGCGAGTATCTCGATAAATTCAGGCCGCGTCTCGTGGTCCTCGACACCCTCGCCGACATCTTCGGCGGCAATGAAGTCAACCGCTCGCAGGCGCGACAGTTCATTCAGGGCGTCGGAGGCAATATCGCCCGGCGGTATGAGTGCGCCGTCGTTATCCCGGCTCACCCTTCCCTGTCGGGGTTGGCGAGTGGCACGGGGACCAGCGGCTCGACCGGGTGGAACAACACTTTCCGGTCCCGCATCTACATGACCCGCCCAGATGAAGACGCAAACACGCGTCTGATCAGCCGAATGAAATCCAATTACGCCCCTTCCGGCGGCGAGATCACCGCCACATGGGAGAACGGCGCGTTCTCGAGCGCGACCCCGGTCAAGGATCGTCCAGAACTCGACTGGCCGCACATCGAGGCGATTTTCGCTGAGATCGATCGCGCCTGGAAAGGCGGCGACCCCTGGTCGAGCGAACCGAGATCCAGAAATCACGGGCGCTACATAGGACTATGGGCCTCACAGCGCCTCGGCGTGAATGAGAAAAAAGTCGGCAAGGCGGTCCAGGCCTGGCTCACCGAAGGGTATCTCGCAATGGAGATAATCGACAAGAAAGCGAAGCGTCACGGACTGCGGGTTCTGAAAGTTCTACAACCGTAGATAGCGCGGAGACGTACTCAAAAGTCATGCGTTTCGTCTCCGCCGCGGAGTCACAAAAATGAGAAACAGGTATGTCTCCGCCAGGATTTCCGCCATTCCCGGAGACGCCGGAGACACAGGTTCGAAACGATCAAATATGGATACGCCGCCTAACAGCGCAACGATGGGTAAACGTGGCGGAAACCGGCCATTCTTACTCGGCGGAGACCCCGCGGAGACATGGCGGAGACATAACCCCCCATACCCCCCACCCTCCCACAAAGGGAGGGGGCCTTTGGTAAGGCCCCTCCAGGGGGAGGGTTCTGCAACCAGAAGGAAAGCAAATGACCAACATCCGTAGGGTCGCGACCCTCCTTACCTTTCACCTTCCACCAGCGGACGACCCGGTCAGGCGACATATCGAAAACCTTGCCTACGACGAGGGATGCCGAGACGCACTGCGCAGGCAACTCAAGACGCTGGTCGAGCAGGCAGCCGCACAGGCAAGACGGTCATCCCAAACGGCGGATGGGCCACTATCAGACAAAGACGAGGCTGAAATGTGCGAGCGCGACCGCGTGTTGTGGCGGACCCTCGACCTCGCACTGAGCCGATGACCAAGGTCCGACTCACGTTCGCCGCCAGATGCCGCTTCCCCGACCTCGCCACCGCCCACGGCACCACACCCGGCAGCGATACCCGCAACGGCCAGTGGTATCGCGTCGAATGGCCCGGCGACCGCACCACGTGGCTACGCGCCGAGGACCTCGAGCCAGTCACCCAACCGGAGGAAACCACATGAGCCCACTCGTCCTGATCCTCATCGTCCTGCTGCTGATTTTGGTCATCGGAGGCGGCTGGGGCGTCGGCACCGGCTATTACTCAGCCTATCCCCACTACGGTTACGGCATCGGCATCGGAGGCATCCTGATCCTCGTGGTAATCGTCTTGCTGCTCACGGGAAGGCTCTAGCGGTGCCGTGATCGACTACGACTTCGAAGACCGCCTGATCGAGCGGATCGACGCGCGCAAGCTGATCGCGGCGCGGCTGAACCCCAGACAGAAGCACATGCTCTGCCGCGCAATCCGATACGGCGAAACGTTGCGTGAAATCGGCGAACCCCTGGGCATCGGCGGTGCGCGTGTCGGCCAGATCGTCAATAAGGCATGGGACAATCTGACGAACAGCGGCGTCGTGGAACCGTTCGCCAGAGCGCCCGGCACACCCCCAGGATTCAATAACGCTGAGTTCACCGCCCACATGCGCGGCCTGATCAAGGCTCGCGTGGACGCCGACGCCTGGGCCGCGAAGTGGGAAGCGGAACGCGAAGCCGAAAGGGCGGCCGAAAGGGCGAAGCCTCCACCACCGCCTCCACCACCGCCCCGCGTCTGGTCCACGCCGGCGGATTATCAACCGTCGCGGATCTACAAAATCGCGCTCTACGTCCTGGGGTATTTCCGTGCCGCCCGAAATCTGGAGCAGTTCGGCCTGCTTACCCCCGGAACCAAAATCGGACGTATCGAGTGCGAGAGGGACGACGACGCCATAGCCGCCGCGCTGATGAAATTCGCCCGCGAACTCCCGCCAACCGCGCGACTGTCGGCATACCCGCTCCAGTTCTTCAAGGAGCCGCCCATGGCATGCGCCGAATCCCCGTTCATGGCGACGCGCGTCATCGCCTCGGCGGATGGGCGACGGCTGGCCATCGAAATGACGTGGGACGATTAGCCCCCAACCCGCGGCGGCGGGTCGTCGATCATCGACTGAGCATGACGTTCGGCCCACGCCAACACCGCCGGCGGGCATATCCCCCGCCCATCGCACCAGGATGCCACCACCTGCCGCGACCGGCCCACGGCGGCGCCCAGGATGCCTCTGTCCCAGCGCAGTGCCACGAGGGCGGCCGTCAACCGCTCGGGCGCATCACCCCTGTCAGCGGAGCCGGGAGGCCGTCCACGCGGGCGGCGAGCCTCGGTCCGGTGGGTGACAGCCTCCGGCGCGTCCAGGCCGCTCACAGGCCACCTCCAGCCGGTCACAAGTCACCCCGGCCGATGCTTTCGGCCAGCGCGGCGTCGATGCCCGCCTGCCATGCCTTGATCGCGTTCTCTAACCAGCACGGATCGCCGGTTTCCAAAAACACGGCTTGGGCCATTTCGTCGGTCGGATCACGCAAAGCGTTCAGGATGGCGATAACGTCAGCCTCCTTCGCGTTGAGGCCGTGCGACAGCATGACATCCAAAATCCGGTAGGTCATTTCCTTCATGGCTACAGATCCCTGCTGAAATGGGGAGCGAGGCCCAAAGGCCCCGCGTGGTGGGTCAGGCATACCAGGCCGCGATCTCCTTTTTCGTCCAACGGCTCGGGCGGTTGTTTTTGGCGTCCTCCCAGAGCACCCGTTCCACGTCCGCGCGCTCGACCCCGAAAGCAGCCGCGATGAGGTGCGTGTCGGAAGTGGCGAAGGCGGCGAGAATGGCGGTCTTCATGGCGTCGGTCATGTCTCTGTGTCCCTCGGTTTCGATGATTTGTTTTAACCGCACCGGAACAGGGATGCAAGGATTATTTTGGGCGAGGCGGATTATTTTAATGGCGCTCGAAACTGCTCGAAATGGTTTTGAGCAATGAGCAGGCCCATACAAACCCGCAGGTCATCCGCAAACGACCGTATGATCAGGTGGCCGGGGCCAACCACCGCCCCACGGTGGCTGGTAAGCCGGTCACTACGGAGGCCATGGCTCGCGCCACGCCCCTTCACGCTCCCGCGATACACCCCGGCGCCGACGATTGCCAGCGACGGCCCGCGTTTAACAGGCCCAAATTACCCAAACACCGACTTTGCGTAACGCAACGCGCATTGGGGCCGATCCGGACCTAACTTGACAACTGCCGATTCAGAACGGTAGCGGGATACCACAGGCCAAAACCGGCGGAAAATGTGAGAAAACCGCGCTCCAACGTTGCAATATCCGACCCATTAAAGCCCAGACTGGCGGTTTCGTATCTGCCATTGACCGCGCTCGCGCCAGCCGAACGCAATGCCCGCACCCATTCCAAAGAACAAATCGCCCAACTGGTCGCGAGTATTTCCGCTTTTGGTTGGACCAATCCGATCCTGATCGACGAGGACCGCGCCATCATCGCCGGCCACGGCAGGCTGGAGGCGGCGAAGGCGGCGGGACTGTCTGACGTGCCAACGATTACTTTGACCGGCCTCAGCGCCGCTCAGAAGCGCGCCCTGGCTATCGCCGACAATAAATTGGCCTTGAACGCTGGGTGGGACGACGAATTGCTACGGCTGGAGCTCGGCGAACTCGGGCTCGAAGGTTTTGATCTGTCGCTGATCGGGTTTAGCGATCTTGAGTTGAAAGACATCCTCGCCGATCGCACCGAGGGCCTGACAGATCCCGACGACGTGCCGGAGGTTCAGGCCGAGGCGGTGACGGTCACGGGCGATGTGTGGCTGCTCGGGCGGCATCGGCTGGTGTGCGGGGATAGCACCGACGCTGGCGTGGTCGAGGCCGTGCTGGGCGGCGTGAAGCCGCACCTGATGGTGACCGACCCGCCGTATGGGGTGGATTATGATCCGGTGTGGCATGTCAAGGCAGCGGATGCCGGTCAAATCAAGGGCGCGGGCCGACGCGGAACCGTTGGTCTCGTTACTAACGACGATCGAGCCGACTGGCGTGAGGCATGGGCGTTGTTTCCCGGCGATGTGGTCTATGTTTGGCACGCGAGCATGTTCGGGGCGGTCGTGGCCGAAGGGCTGGCAGAAAGCCGTTTCGCTTTGCGTTCGCAGATCATCTGGGTGAAAGCGTCGTTTGCGATCTCTCGGGGCCATTATCACTGGCAGCATGAAGGATGCTGGTATGCTGTGAAAGATGGAAGCACCGGACACTGGAACGGCGACAGGTCGCAATCCACGGTGTGGCATATCGAGAAGAAAACATCGGACACCGGCCACTCCACCCAAAAGCCCGTCGAGTGCATGAAGCGCCCGATCGAGAACAACAGCAGCCCAGGACAGGCGGTTTACGAACCGTTCTCCGGCTCCGGCACCACCATCATCGCCGCCGAGATGACCGGCCGCGCCTGCCACGCCATCGAGATATCGCCCAACTACGTCGACGTCGCCGTGCGCCGCTGGCAGGCGTTCGCAGGCCAGACCGCGACGCTCGAGGGCGACGGCCGCGCGTTCGCCGAGATCGAAACAGAACGGAGGCTGGTCGATGCCGCTTGAAGGGTTCGACGACGCGGAACTGCCGCCACGCGACGAGAAACGGCGCTCTGGTCCCGGGTCGGGCGCGAAGATCGATCTCGGCGTGGTTGAGCGCGCGGCATCGATTGGATGCTCGAAAGAGGAAGTCGCCGCCGTGCTCGGCATACACCGGGACACGCTCCACGAGCACATTTCACGCAATCCCGAAATTCAGGAGGCTCTGGACCACGGATCATCTAAGGGCCGCGCGACGCTACGCCGTCTGCAATGGAAGGGCGCCGAGGACGGCAACGCCACGATGCTCGTGTGGCTCGGCAAGCAGCTACTCGGGCAGCGTGACTCCATCGCCCACACCGGCGGCGATGGCGGTGCGCTGACAATACAGGTGATAACGGGCGTGCCTCGTGATTAACCTGGACTACAGGCCCCGTCCGCAGTTCGTGGACTTTCACCGCCGTAAAGAGCGGTGGGCCTGCATCGTGGCGCATCGGCGTTGCGGCAAGACGTTGGCAAGTCTCATGGATCTCATCGATGCGGCGCTGCGCTGTGACAAGCCGGACGCTCGTTTTGCTTTTATGTCGCCCACCTACGCAATGGCGAAAGACAGCGCGTTTCAATACCTCAAGCGGTTCACGGCCGACATTCCCGGCATCGAGCAGCGTGAGTCTGATTTGATGGTCATCTTTCCCAACGGTGCCCGCATCCGTCTCTATGGCTGTGAGACCTACGATCGATTGCGTGGCATTTATCTCGACGGCGTTATCTTAGACGAGGCCGGTGATATGCCGCCTCAGGCGTGGCCTCAGGTCATCCGTCCCGCGTTGTCTGACCGGCAAGGGTGGGCTGTGTTTATCGGCACTCCGCGCGGCCGTAATGAGTTCTGGCGCATCCATGAGCAGGCGCGGACAGACCCGGCATGGTTCTCACTGGTTCTCAGGGTCAGCCAGACGCACCTGCTACCGGAGGCCGAGGTGGAAGACCTCAGGCGGATGCTGACCCCCGAAGCCTTCGACGCTGAAATGGAATGCAGCTTCGACGCCGCGATCCTCGGCTCATACTTCGGCAAGGAGTTGGCCGACGCGGAAACGGCGGGGCGCATTACCAGCGTCCCTTACGATCCGGCGATACCCGTGCATACCGCGTGGGACATCGGCATCGGCGACAGCACCGCCATCTGGTTTTTCCAGATCGTGCGCGCCGAGTTGCACGTCATCGATCATTACGAGGCGTCGGGTTTCGCGCTCGGTCATTACGTCGAGGTGTTGAAATCAAAGCCGTATCAATACGGTCGCGATTACCTGCCGCACGACGCGATGGCGCGCGAGCTTGGCACCGGGCGCTCGATCTTCGAGACGATGAAAGCCCTTTCCGGCCGGCATCCGTGGATCGTCCGCAAGCTGTCCGTCATGGACGGGATCAACGCCGCGAGGGTGACGTTGGCGAAGACGTGGTTCGACGCCGGCAACTGCCACGAGGGACTGGAGGCATTGCGCGCGTATCACGCGGAGTTCGACGAGCGCGCCAAGGTGTTCAGTGACAGACCGAAACATGACTGGTCAAGTCATTCCGCGGACGCGATGAGATATATGTCCCTGGCGTGGCGTGAGATCGCTCCGGACAAGCCGAAGCCGCCGCCCCGCGACAGTTGGGACGCGGCGTTCAACCGCGACGCGGAAGAGTTGCGCGATTGGAGGGTGACGTGACACCGCTGGCGCAATTCCTTGTCAGGCAGGCGCTCAAAACGGTGCCGCATGGCGAAATCAGCGAGATCATGGCGGGTGAGCAGGGGCTTCTAAACTGCCGTTGCTTCGAGGTGTCCCAGGTCGGGGATCTGATCGATGACCTGATGATATCTGATCGTTTCGACCCGACAACCGAGAAGATCACGAGTTTCCTTCCGGCTCCGGTTACGTGGATCGAGCGCAAGTTCGATTGGGGACGCCAGGGTTGCCTACTGCATTCGGTCAATCAGGTGCCGGGGATATCTCAGCTTTTCAAGGATGTCGGTGGAGTTGAAGGGATCGCGATGACGCAATGGTTCCTTCAGGACGGCGAGGTAAGCTCTTGGCCGCCACTTGGTCTTATCTTTTGCGACGATGGACCAATTGTAATCCCCGTGACAAAAGACCCGTTCTGGAAGGACGCCGACGACGAGGAAGTCAGCGAGCACAGTAAGTTTTGCCGTTCGACCCTGGCCGCTCTGGCGATCATTAACACGCCGCGCGTTATCGGCCGCCACGAGCATCCTCCCCACGCCGGTCTGCAACGCGACATCAACAGGCTGACGGGGACCGGCGGCAAGCCGGTCATGAGTGGCTGGACCGAGATACGGCTACACGTCACGCCGCCCACCGAGACCGGCGAGCATATAGCGCCACTGACCGGGCAACGCGCACGCCATTATTGCCGCAGTTTTCTCAGAATCAGACTTGGGAAGCTTGAACTGGTGAGGCCGCATTGGCGCGGCAACGCCGACATGGGCATCAGGTGGGGTCGCTATACGGTCATGAAGCCCGATCGCGGCAGGAGTGCCACACAATGACCGACTACCGATCACTGAGCGGCGCGGCGTTCCAGCGCACCGTGCGCGACGACCCGGACAAGTGGGCCGACGCGGCGATGATCGCGGCCGAGGATCTCGGCTACAAGATCGAGCGCGACTGGATACGATCGTTGCTCGCCGACGCCATGGAGGCCGCGCGTAAGGGGTCGATCCGCGAAGTGATCGAGGAAGACCTGTTCGGCCCCACCGTGCGTAAGAACTCAATACGAAACGTCATCGAGGGGGACAAAACATGATCCGCGTTCTAATCCTGGCCGCCCTCATGTCGCCCTCGGTGGCGTGGGCGCAGGCTCTTACTTACGCCGACCGATCCGGCACGATCACCACCGGCGGCACCGCCCAGGTCGCGCTTCCCGCGTTCCCTGGCCGACACGGTTGCATGATCCAGAATCAGTCGCTCGGGAGCCTCTGGGTGTCCGAGACGGCGACAGCGGTCGCGGGGCCGCCCTCGATCCTGATCCCGGTCAATCAGCAGTTCCTCTGCATGAGTCCCGCGTCCGGCCAGGCGTATTCGATCATCGGCGCGACCACGGCGCAGGCGTTCGCGGCGCGCGAGTGGTAATCAGCCGACGCTCACTGTTGGTCGCTGGCGCCGCTATTCCAGCGTCGGCGTACGGCCAATGCGTCGTTAACGCGCCAGCCGTTGATGCGTGCCGTGGTGGTGTGCGAAACGCCGGACCGGCTGGTGCGACGCTCGACCTCAACTTCATGTTTCCGGGCAGCATGCCCCCCGGCATCACGTTCACCCGCGCCTCGACCGCGACATACACCGACGCGAGCGGTGTCATCCAGACGGTGGCGGTCAATCAGCCGCGCTGGGATTACGCGGGCGGATCGTTGCGCGGGCTGCTGATCGAGGAGGCGCGCACCAATCTCATCTTGCAAAGCGGCAATCTGGGTGCCGCGCCATGGGCACCGGCGGCGACCGGGACCGCACCGACGGTCACGGCGAACAACGCCGTCGCGCCGGACGGCACGTTGACCGCCGCGCGCATCGTCATGCCGGCGGTTCCCGCTGGCGCCAACGCCGCAT